ATTTAATTAAAGGTAAAGACAATAAAAGTTCGATAGCAACACTTATTGAACGAAATACACGGCTCTGTATCTTGGCAACATTACCTGATGCAAAGGCAGAATCAGTGCGCAAGGCTTTAACTGAAGCTCTGAAATATTTACCTGCAGAACTGCGTAAAACGTTGACCTATGACCGTGGACGTGAGATGTCAGAACATAAAATACTCGAAGAAGATTTAGGCATAGATGTATATTTCTGTGACCCCCATTCACCCTGATGCTTACGCACATGCGAAAATATGAATGGTTTAATTAGGCAATATTTACCTAAAGGGATTGATTTAAATCAGGCAGATCAGCATTATTTAAATCAAGTTGCCATGTCACTGAATACTCGTCCTAGAAAGGCGTTAGATTGGCTTACACCATTAGAGAAATTTGCTCAGCTTGTTGATTATCATATGGCTTTTGAAACTGTCGCACCTCATGTTTGAATTCGCCCAATAAATATCAGTTATAAAATCTAATTCCATTTCATTAAATGGAGCTATCAAACTTACTAATTTTGAAATTCTGAGATCATAACATTCGGTTAAAAAAACCCGCTCGTTCTTAACACTTTCCTTTAAAAAATTTTTAGCTAAAGGAGATTCATCAAAAATTTTTAATTTTTTAAAAACTTCATGGTTAGATTCAATTCCTCTCCACATGATAGACAATAAATATAATATAAGCTTATTTTGGTCAACACCTTGAATTTCATAGTGATTATCTCTCTTTTTATGTTTTACAGATTTAATTCTATTTCTTAAAATATTTAATGAATAGTCTTCATATTTTTTATTTAGTTTATGTTCACATTCACCACATAACATATATGTTGCCCACTGATCTTGATCTTTGACAACTTTATTATGCTTTTTATCAAATCTTAAAGCATGATTTGCACCTTTTAAGGCCTTTTTAAAAACTGCTCTGCCAATGACATGCGAACGTTTCAATTCTTTTTCTAGATCGCATAGTTTGCAAATTCCTTTTTTCATTTTGCTGCATATCACTCTTGATGTTTCATTTATATTTTATCAATAAAAATAAAGGAATAAAAAATTAAAATATTTAGGATTATTAACAAAAAAAAGCCCCTCCAATAATCGATATTCAGCGAGGCCATTTGCGCCATAATAAGCTCGGTAACTTTTCTATAGATGCGTAAAAGTAATTTTTTAAAAATATCTTTTAAATTTAATTTATTAAGCAAAAAAGAAATATTACCCTATTTTTCAACTTCTTTTAATAAAATATACAAAGCTGCATAGTTATCAATAGCTGCGACAATTTCCTGCTTTTTTTGATCAAATGATATAACAGGTGTTCGGTTTTGATGAACTTTATCAATAATTTCATTTTTCAAATCGATATAAAAAACCGTAGGTTTAGGGAATTCATCGCTATCATTGAATTGCTTGTCATGAAATATAGGATAAAATTTATTTAATTGATCAATTAACAACCTTGTTAATTGAACTTGAATTTCAGACTTTAGATCATTAAAACAATCCGATTGTTTAATTTCGTTGATGAGTGAAAAGAAATATTCTGCTCTACTATCCACTAAATGGCTACTTCCAAAACCACCTGAAGAATGTAAACTTTTCAAAAGTAACATCCGATATGTTGAAACTTTAATTGACTTTAATTGATCTATTGTTACTTGTAATTCCTTTTTTGCTTCTTTTAATTTTACAATATTGCCCCCAATTGATAGCTCTTGAACCTCATCAAAATATGCGATTATTGCGGATACAATTGCTGAAAATATTATCAAAATAACGAAGTGGTTTTGGTCAATGTATTTATCCTTTAAAAGGATAAAGGAAACAAATGAAAATAAAATAAATGTAATTAAAGAAAATATGATTCTCATGCAGATTTTCAGCAAAGAAAATTTTATTATCAACAATTTAAATATAGTTGCAATAACTTTTTCTAGATTTCCACTTAAAGATATTTTATTCATTCTTATAAAATAAAAGCCCATCGTTTGATGAGCTTTTGAATCTCAGTGATTTGCATACAATAAGATCATTGTAATACAAATATGCCACACCCCGTGCGCACACTCAAGCGGTTTTTTCAAAAGTTTCAAACTTAAATTGAGGGTTACGGCTTTTGATATAGGCCATACCACATTTTAAATCCTGTCTAATTTGATTAACTGAAGTATCGTTACTTTGAGCAATATCGCGTAAAGAATTACCCATAACATGATGTGACCAAATTGCTGAAATCCATTCTTGTATAATATGGTCTTCGATTAATTTAATATCAATAATCAATCTATGGATTGCACGCGCTTCATTATCATTTAACTGACAGCATGTACCCTTACGGCGGATACATAAGCGATCTTTTAAATTTTCATCGCTCATATACATAGCTATTAATTTTTCACGTTGTTTTTGAGTGATGCGTTTTGTTGGCATCGTCTTAACAATTTTGACCATTGTTTCGGTATCGCCGTTAAGCCAAGCTCCAAGCTGGCGACACCACTCTTCAAAACTAAATCTAGACCAATCGACCGCTTGTAAAATGTGTTGTTGTACTGGCATATTCATTTTCATCCCACCAATTGCTCAATTTGTTTAATCGCCACGCCTGCTTTAACTTGCTCTGTGCTGAACCGTAAAACTGTAAAACCCATCATTGCTGCGGAGTTGTATTTCTCCATATCCCCTATATAGCCTTTGCCCCTTGTATGACGGCCTCCACTCCAGATCCCGCCTTCCACCTCAATCAAAATCTTTGTACCCGTAATCAGAAAATCAGCTCTCCATTTGCGTTTTGGATGGAACTTATATTCCTGTTCAAAACCGATCTTGCATGCTCTTAAATGCGTTGCCAGAACCATTTCACCCACACTTGGTTGTCTGGCAACTTGCTTTGCTGAACGCCGCTTTTTATTTTTCTTTATCGGAAATAACTTGCGGTATTCAGCAATGCTGACTGATGACATCAAGCACCACCTTTGAGCACTTGCTCTATAGCTTTAAGGGTTCGAATCATTGCCATTTGTAGAAATTCATGATTGCCGCGCATGTCTTCTTCAACATACTGCAAAGCATATTGAGTCTCTTTTAATGCCCCATCTAAACGCTTTTGCAGCTCCTCCACTTTCGCTTGTTGTTCTTTTTGAATCTCCCAAGCCCACTTTCCAGATTTACCCTCAAACTCACTCATGGCTGGCTCCTTTTTCTGCATCACACATTTCACATTTATCTATATGCCCCCACCCATCATCTCGAATGAAGCCAAACCCCTTACAAGCCTTACATTTGACTTTCTTTTTCTCACCCACCAAGAAATATCGATCTTTCTGGTTGTAGGTAATATCAATAGAACCTGAGTAATAGCGCCTTAACGCCCCATCAATATGAAATTCGTGTGGACCTACACAAAACATCCACCCCGAATCCCCGCCGCACTTTGTAAACCATGTGAAATATGCTTCTCTCCATTTCACATAACGGCCAGACAGATGAGGAGTCAACAATTCAATTAAACGTGCTCTAAGCATCTCCATGCTTGCTGACATATCTCCATAGTGATATTCAAGATCGTAGCTATACTCGCCTGTGTTATATCTAGTTGGCATGAGATTCACCGCCTCCGTATATTGATTCGTGGTCGCGGATAGCAGTCATCACACGCTTAATTGAAATGGAACCATCTGGAATGAAGTCGCAAAAATCATCAAGAAAGCTCAATCTCCCATTTCCCACCATGCGAACATGCGTGTAACCAACATGCTTATCTGTCGTAATGAATGCAGGCGTTAGCTTCTCAACTCCACCTAAATCGTTGATGATTTTCAAAGACTCCACCAGACGTTTAAGCTCAACCAAATCTACAAAATACTTCTCACGATCTGCTGGGCTGATTTCTACACTTTGACCACATTGGAACTCATAACCCTCGTTCCATTCAGTTGCGTTATCGGGTGCTGAATCTACGATTTCCTTCGCGTATTGCAGTCCTTTATCTCTAATCAATTTAGTTGCTTTCATGGCTGGCTCCTTTCTCATCAAGCTCTTTACGCGCCAACCACCACCAAACCACCGCACCGCTAATAGCTGCTGTAAAAAATGAAATGAGTAAACCCCACGCTAAAATCTCGAATTTATTCATACATTCGCTCCATCAATTAACTGCTGAATATTTCTAGGGATTGGCATACCTTCACGGCGGCACATCTCTGCGTATTCGTGTGGATTATCGAAAGGATCAGGGCCCAACTCTTTTATAAGCTCAGGCTCTTTTTCTTTTGCCTCAAGTTTTTGAACTGGTGCAGGTTTACGACCATTGATTTTT